CCAGTACCACCACCTTGAAGTTCACACATAAGACGATACCTAGATCCAGCTTCATATTCTTCAATAGATATAAGCTTTCTATGAAACATATACATTAAACGAGACTCACGTATATTTAACCATACTTTACGTTTGTCTAAAATTGTAGATATTAACTCAGGTTTTTCTATCTGACGCATAAGATACTTTATAATTTTCTATTGCATTATCAACAAAAGATCTAAATTTTTTGTTTTTATTATATAGATTATTAAGTCTATAAACTCTGTTTTTATTACAATTATGCAAACGAGCAATAGTGCTCTTACACCCATACATTTGTGTAGGGTGCAATAGCCAAGAAAGTAAAATACATAAATTATATATTTTATATTCGTTACTATTACCAATAGTTCTTTTACCTTTTAATATATCTACAGATACATTATAAGATGAACTACAATACTTTTGAATATTATTAACCATAAGGAGATAAACATGAAGATTGAATATAGACATAGTGCTTCAAAAACTAATAGTTTTATTGATAGTCCACCCTATTGGATTATCAATAACTTGTATGATTTTGAATCAAAAGCAAATGCCAGAATGAAAATGGGCAGTACTGCTGAAGTTGCAGCAGAGTATGCTTTGCAAAACCAAATCACTGATGAAGAAGCTATCATAGATTACGCAAAAACTGAATACCTAAAACTAGAAGGTGATGAGTCAGATGATGAATGCCTTTGGTCTGGTATTATTGCTAATCAGTTTGTTAAAGAACTACCACAATTTGGTAAAATTGTTTCTTATCAAAATGAAAAGCAAATACCTGGTGAAAAATATGGCTTAAAATATGACGTTGTAGGTAAAACTGACTTTGAGTTTGACGATGTAATCATAGATACTAAAGCTACTGCTTACATAAAAAGACTTAAATCTGGTGCTATTGATAGCAGATGGTACCCAAAAGACGCTGATTTGCGTCAACAAGCCCTTTATAAAGACCTTTTTAATAAACCGACTGCTTTGCTCTATTGTTCGTACAAAGACGTTTACAGCGTGGATATGGAAGGCAGAGAGGGTCATTTAGAGACCATTATACAAGCTATGAAACATATAGAACATATCTTGGATATTGCTAAAACAAAAGAAGATATAGTTAAAATGTTTCCATTAACTATGGATAACTTTAGATGGGGTAAATCAGATAATGAACCATCTAGAATATATGCAAAAAACGTTTGGCAAAATGCTTTTAAATAAGCTATAACAAATAATGCAAAAGTTTGGAAATATAATAAAACAAATAAACAGGAGAACAAACATGGAACATGAGACATTTGAATGCTCATTTAAAAAAGCATTCGAGAAAGATGATGGTCAAGTTACTGTCTACGTTACCAAAGACGATGGTAGTGATATGACTATATATGGTGAGGCTTTAGGCTCATCAAGATGGCCGAAGGGAGCAAGACTTAAAATTGATGCACAGCCAGTAAGAACAAGTAAAACTGGTAAACAATATCAAACTGCAAGTAGAATAGAATGCTTAAGTGAGGTGTCAGATAATTCTGGTGCTGTACCAAGTATGGTTAATGCTACTGGAGTACAAGCAGTTAGAAATGTAACTGATCAATTCTCAGAAAAATACAGATTGACTATGAGTAACTTAATAGGTTCTTATATGTCAGGTGGCAAAATACCAACTGAATCAGAGTTTCAACAAATTGATAATCTGGTAAGGAAAGTATTAGATGCAAAAGCTAATAGTGTTGAAGAAATACTATCAGATGATCCACCATTTTAACAATTTCTTATCTCCCTCGAGTTAGAAAACTAGGCATTGCTACAGAACAAGGTTCTTCTCTGTAGTAGTGCCTTTTTATTATGAAATGTAAACTTTGTAAAAAAACTGCAATCATTATACGCAATAAAGAATATTATTGTGCAGATTGTGAATTAATTAGATTAAAAATTTATAAACTAAATAAGGAGAATAAATGATTACAGAACAACGATTAGAAAAAGCGTTAGCATTTTTATCTGAAACAGATGAAAGTAATGCACAAGCTAATGCTAATGTTAAGTATCTTGATAGATTACTTAAACGTAAAAAAGCATTACATATAACTGGTAACTCAGAAGATAAAAGTATATCTGCTAAAGAACAATCTTACTATGCAAGTGATACATATAAATCTGCAGTAGATGAATTGTTTGAAGCAGAAGTTAAATCTTCTACATTAGAAAACAAACGTGATAAAGAAGGTCTTATTATAGATCTCTTTAGAACATTAGAAGCGAGTAGACGTAAAAACAATATATGATCTATAAGTTTAAAAAATGGGTTATACTTCCTGCTTATACAGAAATATTTGTTAATGCAAATTCAGATGAAGAAGCATTAAAGATATTAAATGCTATAGATTCTACAACTTTAAACTGGCAAGAAGCTGACGCAGTAGAGCAGCGAATGACATATGAAGTTATAGATGAAAAATCCTGAGAGGTATTTGTTTAGAGCTATAATTAGTCAAGCAATACATGATGCCATGTATAATGGTTTAGATAAATATTATCTTATAGACAAACGTAATGCTATTGATTGGCTTATAAGTAATTCAGTAGACTTTAGAACTATATGTCATTATGCAGAAATAGATCCTGAAATGGCTTGTAAAAAATTTACTGCTGCTATGAAGTTAGATCTATATACATTAAGAGAAGATCAACATAAAGTGTTGAGCAAACCAAGAAAAAAATATAAACATAAAAGTAAATTTAGGTTAACATTTAATGAGCAAAGTTTGGAACAAACAGATTAAAGGTAATCACTACCAAAAATATAAAATTCAACCAAGTAAATTTGTAGTAGAAAACAAACTTCTATTTCCTGAAGGATGTGCAATTAAATATATAATTAGACACCAGGACAAAGGAGGTAAAGATGATTTGTTAAAAGCTATACACTTTATTGAAATGATAATAGAAAGAGATTATTCTTAACTTTTTTCTATTTCGTTACAAAAATATGTAACGTATAGTTTTTGTTCGTCCATTTTTACTTCGTATTTATCTGTAAATGTAGTTATTAATTTTGCACCACCATTTACACACTCAGTCCAACTGTTGTATTGTGTTGGTACAGTTGCAGTGTTATTACAAAATCCTGTAATTGCTGAACATATAGAAAAAGCTAATATAAATTTCATTATTCTAATATAAGTTTTTTAATACTTTTTTTATTCATGTATATTTCAGTTTCTGCCATTGACTTTATGCATTGGTAATCTACGTTATTACTATTATTTGTTCTCATTGCAATTCTTTTGCCTTTTAAACATTTAGACATAGATTCTTGTATTCTATGTTCTTTTATTTCACCATTAACAATCATCAATAATGCAATAACAATTTCAGTCATTAGTAAGTTCCATTACCATTTGCTCTAACTTTATCTTTTAAATGTTCAATATCATTTAAAGCTTTTTCAAGTTGTGATTTTAAAAATTCTATATTAACTTTATTAGTCATATTCATTTCTTGCGTAGACTGTAATTTTTCTACAGTTTTATAAAGATCTTCTAATAAAAAATGTTGTTCTTGATCAGTAGGTACTTGCTCAGATTTTTTAAGCAAATCATTTTCAAATAATTCTCTAGAAGTTTCTAATGATGTCAATCTACCTGTAAGTTCAGTATATGCAATTACACCTGCTACTACACCAAAAATTATCATAGCCATATTACGTAATGGCATACTTACAGATGTATTTTCACTAATTTTCATTTATTTTTAAACTTATTATTTTTTTCCCAAAAAGGTAACATATGTCCTGAATTTTTGTAACATTTAATACAAGAGTATTCATTATCTTTTAATGATATAAAAGCTTCAGTCATGCTAATATTTTTATTACACCATTTACATTGACCTCTTATTTCGATCACTTTGGTTTACGCATAATGTCTGCACCTTTAAGACCATAAATTGCTGACACTATTCCTATAAATATTGCTTGGTACCAATAAGGAAGTTCTTTAAAATATTCAAAGAACATATCTAATCTATTACGAATCTCAGGATCGTCAGTGAAGATAGAGTACACCAATACAAGAATAGGCAAAGATACAAGAACCAAGACAAATTCATCCTTCCAACCTTTATCATTACTCTCAATAACTTTCGCTTTATATTCAATTTGACCTGTACTCATTTTCTCAGCATGTCTCATTTGAGCATCTGACATTAATTGTTTAGTTTTTTGTTTGTTTTGGTATATATGACTAGCAGTCTTAACACCCATAGATAATAAATTAAACCACATTATTTAATACCTTTCTTTCTTTGTTTAGTTCTTAATATGCTAACACGTTTGTGCCAACACCATACACTAATTTTTGATGCGTATTTTTCTACGAAGCTGTAGAATTTGTTGGTAAACCTTCCCATGCTTTGTACATCCCTTCTACTAACAGCTCATCATCGTATGGCTGCATACCATTTTCCATTTGTATAATTGCTTTTACTAATGGTAAATAATCTTCAATAGTATTGTTTAGTTCATCAGTAGGATTAACTTCAAGTTTTCTGCAAACAAATGCAATGTAAGCATCTGTATCATTTTCACTTGGAGGAGCCCATCTTTCAATAATACTCTCTACTGTAAATCTTTTATGGTGAAACCTGTATGTTAAAAGTATTTTAACTAATGCTCTAATACCCCATACAGCTTCTTTAAATACACAAAAAACTGGATCAGATTGTTCATCTGCCAGTCCATCCCAATCAGTACCAAGTTTAATATTTCCTGGATTTTTATTTCTTATACCTCTAGGTAATTTTTCTGTTCCATCTGCCATGTTTATCTAAAACCATTGGGATTAATATTGGTAACCCATCAATGATAACTCCTGTTCCTATTACTGGTCTAGACTTCTGTAATTTATTATATTCAAAAGCTAAACTTTTCATGTTAATTAAACATCCAACTTGCATACCCCAAAGTAGTTCATTAGGATTACTCCAATAATCTATTTTGAATGATGTGTGATAGTGTCCTTGGACAGTACACATACCATATTGCTGTGCAACTTTAAGTACGTCTTTATATTTACCATGACAGAAGTAAATTTTTTGACCATTAGATGCTTTAATAACCAAATCTTCATGCCATGTCCAACCTTTGCCTACTCCAAGCATATGATTATATGACTTAAAGATCTCATGAGGTAAACCATGTCTAGTAGCTTTTCTAAAAACTAAGCTACCATGATTAGAATCCATTATGTATTGCCTAGGAAATAGTTCTTCTAATTTTTTAAAGAACTTTTTAGCAACTACAAGCTCATGACTTGGCGAGTATAAACCAGGATGTGAATCGTGGAATGATATACTATGCCAATCCATTTCATCACCTATATTTATTACACAGTCAGGCTTATATTTTTGCTTGATTGCACTTAAAAAGTCAAGTGTATCTATATGATGATATGGTGCGTGTTGATCACTTATAACAAGTATTGATTTGCGAAGCATATTATACCTTTTACAAGTATTTGGGGAATATGTCTAGCAGTCTAGGTACAACTTTTATATGTTTTTTGTAAGAAGATATAAGAATTGTCCTAATAAACCTAAACCAATAGCTGATATAATATATATAATTCTATCTATATCTTTTTGCATATGAGCTAAATGATTGTTTTCTAAAGTATCTAGTTTTTGATCAATAAGATCTATTCTATTATGTACTTTTAGAATTTCCTCTTTGTTTTCTGTATGTCTACTCATTAGAATAATGTTTCGTAAGGAGACCTTACTAACCCTTTCGTTTTGTATTGTGTATATCTAGGCCCTTGGTATCTAGGGTGACCTAATTGCCCTAGTACAAAATCAACAGAAGTGTCTGCAGCTAAGTCTAACGATATACCATCTTTTAGCAAACCTTGTTCTATTGAAGCTGTTGCTTGTTGTAACCAAATAGGTAAAAATCTTTTACCTACATGACCACCTATAGATAAACCTTTCTCAATAGCATCATCATCTTTTTTAGTAATGTTTGGACTCCATTTAGTAGTCAAGTATTTTTTATTAGTTAATACTTCTATTGTTGTTCTTGGTAAAGACCCAATTTTTTTAAGACCTGTAGATTGTGGATCTGTTATCCAATGGAAAGGTTCCATTAATTGTTTAGAGAAGGTTAATACTTGACCATTCCCTAAGTCAATTCTAGTTGGATCTGTGTTTTCTAATATAGAGTGACCACTAAATATATAATTAAGTACAGATCCTGCAGCTGC